CCGGTCTCGCGTGCGAAATGTCAAAATTTTCAAAATTTAGGGAAACGGGAAAAATCGCGTTCAAGGTACTCCGGAGGCGGTTTTCATTAGATAAGTTGGTACAATGGGAAGAAAGAAAGAAGATCTTGGCCAGAAGAAGCTGAAAGGTACGGTCCGCAAGGACAGAGTGCAGGTTGAGACTGCGAATGTGGGCGAGCCTCTGACCAGCGTGAACGAGGCCCGCAAGGCTTCCGGCTATGCGCAGCTGTCCATGAGGGCGAAGGCTCTCTATCGTCAGAAGTGCAAGGAGCTGATTGCCGGTGCCGGACTCTACTCTACGGATCTGCATCAGGTCGTCATGTACGCTCATGCCTATGACAGATTCTGGATCTATGAGGATGAGGTGAAGGCGCATGGTCCGGTGATAGAGGTGCAGACGAAATACGGCACCAACTACATCTCGAATCCTGCAGTCAAGATGCAGAGGGATGCACTGAAGGACGTGACAGCTATAGCGGCTCGATTCGGTTTCTCTCCTGTGGATCGAACGAAGCTGAAGCTGGAGGTCAAGACCGAGGATGAACTTGACGAGTTTATGAAGGCATACGGTGACTAAGAAGATCAATGTAGAGAATGTCGTCAGTGAGTATGTGGCAGATGTCATTTCAGGACGTCTGCCCAGCTGTCGTATGGTGATCCTGGCATGTCAGCGATATCTCGACGACTGGAAACGTGATGATCTGTACTTCGACTGGAAGGCGGTCAAGAAGTTTGTCGCGTTCAGCTCTAGCCTCAAGCACTTCAAGGGTGAGTTCGCCGGCAGGCCTATTGACCTGGAGCCGTGGCAGATCTTCATAGTCGCAAATGTCTTCGGATGGAAGAAGAAGGTAAGCGGCAAGAGAAGATACACCTATGCCGATGTCTTTGTCCCGAGAAAGAACGGCAAGACCACATTTGCTGCCGTACTTGCCCTCTACTGCATGATGCTTGACGGCGAGTCAGGAGCCGAGGTGTATGCTGCAGCCGTCGACAGGGAGCAGGCACGAATCTGCTTCGAGGCGAGCAAAGAGCTCATCAGTGTCAGCATGTTCTCACGCCTCGTCAAGACCTACACCTCCAGCCTTGTCTACCAGAAGACGGCCAGCTCATATAAGCCTCTGTCGAAAGAGACCAAGAATAAGGACGGTCTCAACCCGTCATGCGCGGTCTGCGACGAGCGACATGCATGGCAGACCAATGAAATCTATGAGGTCCTGAAGACGGGTATCGGTGCCCGTTCTCAGCCTCTTATCTTCTCGATCTCTACAGCCGGTAATGACACATCGCTTCCTTATTTCTCCGACATCAAGTTCCTCAAGGAGGTCATGCTGGGCATCAAGGAGAAGGACAATCACTTTATCATGCTGTACACTCCGGACGATGAGGATGCCTGGGATGATCCGATGACATGGCATAAGGTCAACCCGAACTATGGCATCTCGCTCTCGCCGACGTACATGGAGAACGAGTACCTTGAGGCCAAGCAGAAGGGGGGAACTGTCCTCGCCGCCTTCTGTACGAAGAACCTTAACAAATGGGTAGATGCTCCTACTGTGTGGATTGCGGACGACACTGTCAAGGAAAATAATCGTGATCTGGACGAGTCTCAGCTTCTCGGAGAGGAATGTTATGTCGGCATCGATATCGCGTCCAAGACCGACCTCACCTGTGCTTCATTCTATTTTCCGCGGTACAAGGCGTTCAAGTATCTGTACATCATTCCGGAGGCCAAGGTCATCGAGCTGGAGGACCGCGTGGACTACAGGCGCTGGGCTGAACAGGGATGGGTGACTGTCGCTCCGGGAAAGGTCATCGATGAGGAATGGTATCTCGAACGTCTCAAGATAGAGCTTGATAAGTATAACATTAAATGCATCGCGTATGACCCATGGGGAATGTGGAACATGATACAGAAGTTCGGTCGTTATCAGGAAGTCCTTCTGGAGTACCAGCAGTCTATCCGCTATATGTCGGTGCCTACGAAGTGGTTGGAGTCGTCGGTTCTCAAGTCCGAGCTGAATTTTATGCATAATCCTATCTTCCGGTGGAATATGCAGAATGTTGTGATCTATACTGACCCGAACGCCAACATCAAGCTCGACAAGGCACGCAGCCGAAATAAGATAGACGGTGTCGTCGCGACGGTCAATGCCGTCGGCGGCTGGCTTAACAAGACCACGGGAGACACAGGGGAGATATATGCCTCTCACGGCCTTAGAACGGTGTCTATGCCGTCTGCGTAAAAACTTTTTAGCGAAACAATTCTTTTTCGTGGCCGATATTTTGCCTTCCTTAACTATTGGCGTAACTTGCTGATGCAATGGGAAAGAAAACGAACATATCGCGCTACGACAGCATCACTCGGCCTTTCAGAAGGTGGGGTGCATGGCTCCGTGGTATCCGCGTCAGCGCAGACAGTTCTCCGTTGTCGCCGTACATGAATGACGTCGACTTCGGTGTGACGGTGACCAATGACTCTGCCCTGAAGCTGTCGGCATTCTTTGCGGGCATTCGCTTGATCGCGGAGAACATCGCCTCATTACCTAAGTCGGTCAAGACCGTCGATTCTTACGGCTCCGCTACCTCTGACAGACAGCATGCCGCCAATAAGGTCCTTCATCATCCTAACGACTATACTAATGCGATGACATTCTGGATGACCATCGTGTCATGGCTCAAGGGATGGGGCAATGCATATGCCATCATCAAGAGGGATTACAAGGGTCAGCCGGTCGCTCTGCATCAGGTGCATCCTTCCAATGTGCAGGTGGCAATCTCGAACGGCCGCAAGTGGTACAAGGTGACTATTGCAGAACCTGACTTCAAGTTCCTCGAAGGAACCTACTCCGACGAGAACATGCTCCACTTCATGGAGATGTCGCTGAATGGCATTGTCGGTGTCAACACTGTCATCTATAATGCCATGGCGCTCGGCAAGTCTCTCGCGCAGGAGAAGTTCGCAGGGGAGTTCTACAAGAAGGGCGGCAACATCAAGGCAGTCCTTGAGACCGACGGCAATCTCGGTGATGATGCATACAACAAGTTCGTGGCTCATTTTGCAGCCGCCTCGAACTTCGAGACTCCACTCTTGGAGTATGGTATCAAGTACAAACAGCTTTCAGTCAATCCTGTCGCAGCTCAGCTGGTGCAGTCCGAGACCATGAGCATCCAGGACATCGCCAGAATGCTGAACGTGCCTCCGCATATGATCGCGGAACTCTCGCACGCGACCTTCAGCAATATCGAGCATCAGACCATCCAGTTCGTGCAGTATTCGCTCCGTCCGGTAGTCCGCAAGATAGAGATTGAGCTGGAGAATAAGCTGCTATTCGACTCTGAGAGGGAGGCTGTGAGCATCAAGTTCTCTCTCGACGGTCTGCTACGTGGAGATACCACTGCAAGATCTGCGTACTATCACAACGCCATCCTTGACGGATATATGACCCGTAACGAGGTGCGCTCGCTCGAAGGTCTTGAGCATGCTCCTGGTCTTGACGACTTCCTCGTTCCTCTGAACACGGCGTCGATAGATGAGGATGGCAACATCAAGGAAAACACAGCCTCGTCGGCTGACAATCAATAGACATTATGAGTAAAGAGTTCAATGTAAGTTACAGGTCGGTAGCCTCGGAGATTCGCAAGAAGGATGAGGAGACCCGCACAGTGACCTTCGTCGCGTCCGACGATTCTGTGGACAGCGCAGGAACCGTCCTCAATCAGGACAACTGGGACCTTCGCCGCTTCAATGCGAACGGAATCATCGGTTATCAACACAAGGTGTACGGTGGCTGGGATGATACCGACAATCCTGACAACGTCATCGGAAAGGGTGTCGCATATGTCGAGGACAGGAAACTGATGGTTGATATCACCTTCGAGCCGGCTGATATCAATCCTCTGGCCGAGAAGATCTACCAGAAGATCATGTTCGGTTCTCTCAGAGCTGTGTCCGTGGGATTCCTTCCTGTCGGTCGCGGCAAGTTTGGAGAGGGTGCCGATGCAGAGACTTACTACTTCGCAGGTCAGGAGCTTCTTGAGGTTTCGGTGGTGAACATACCGGCGAATCCGAATGCGCTCAAAAAGAGCATGGAGGCTGAGGCTGAGTTCATCGAGGCCGAACGCAAGAGACTCCGCGAGGAGGCTCGCCAGCAGGAGCAGCCAAAGGTCGAGGAGACCGAGCAGGAAAGCGCAGAGGCACGCGATGCTGACGTCAATGCAACTATCATCATGGCAAGGGCAGCCTTGCTGATTTAATAACCTTTAAAAACGTTCATTATGGCAAGAAAGATTGCTGAAATCAAGAATGATCTCGTCGAGGCAAAGAAGGCTCTCGGCGCGGTTGACAGAAGTGACAAGGATGCGCTCACAGCTGCCGTTGCCAAGGTAGAGGATCTCATCCGTGAGCTCGACGTGGCCAACGCAGAGGAGGCCGCTGAGCAGGCGCTCGCAGAGCGTTCATTCCGCTCGAAGGAGAATCAGGAGAAGCGCAGGTTCTCGCTCCTCAAGTTCATCAACGAAGTGGCTTCCGACAGCCTCTCAGGCCTCGAGCTCGATGCGGCTGAGGAGGGCGCTAGAGAGTATGACCGTCTTGGCTTCACTCGCCAGGGTCAGGTCATCCCTTCATTCCTTCTCCGCGACATCCTCGGTCAGTCAGTGACAGAAGACGGTGACGTCCTCGGAGAGGTTCGTCCGGCAGTGTTCATGCCGCAGCTCAACAACAGGCTCACAGTCCAGAACCTCGGTGCGACAGTCCTCACAGGTCTCGTAGGCAAGGTGCCTGTGGCATCATCTGGAGCAGTGACAGCTGAGTGGGCAGCCGAGGGCAAGGACGTTGCAGTGAAGAAGATCAACTGGGCGAAGAACATGCTCTCGCCTAAGAGGAATGTGACTCGCACCGCTGTGACCAAGGACCTTCTCCGTCAGACTTCCTACGACGTGGAGGCATACCTTATCCGCCTCATGCAGAACGCCCATAACGAGCTCGTGGAGGCTGGTGTAATCGCCGGAGCGGTCGATGGCCCTACAGGTATCCTCAAGACTGCCGGTGTCAAGGTGATCGACGCTGCAGGTGCAATCACATGGGAGAACATCGTTGCTCTCGAGACTGCGGTCAACGAGAACAATGCTAACAAGGGACGTCTCGGCTACCTCACCAATGCCAAGGTGTGGGGAGCGATGAAGACTACTCCGAAGTTGGATGGCGGTGACCGATTCATCATGGAGGAGAATGCGGGCAACCGTCTTAACGGCTATCCTGTAGACTGGACTAACATCGTGCCTTCAGCTGACGGCTCGGCAATGATCTTCGGTAACTGGGAGGATCTCTTCGTCGGCGAGTGGGGTGGATTCGACATCGTCATTGATCCGTACACTCAGGCTGGCAGCGCTCAGATCATCATCACCATCAACGCATGGAACGATGCTATTGTGGCTGAGCCTAAGAGCTTCGCAGTCCTCAAGGGTATCACTGCCTAATCTGACACATCATGACCGAGCGAATCTATCTTGACACGCAGTACCAGCCTTCGCTGGAGGACTTCAAGAGACATCTGAGGCTCACCTCCGATGATCTTGACGACGCCCTGCAGATGTATCTGCTCGCAGCAGTCAATGCTGCCGAGCATCATATCGGCAAGGTGATCGCTCTGTCTGACTTCTCATACACCGGCCCGCTCGTCCCACTCCCATGCCGAACGCCTTTAATAGAGGTTGCTGAGGTCAAGGTGGACGGAGCGGAAGTCGGTTATGATGTCCGTGATGGCGTTCTGACTCTTGCAGAAGGGGTGTCTGGCAGTGTGATGACTGTGAGATACACGTCAGGCATGAACCAGGTGCCGTTCGACATCAAGGCGGCGATCATGCTGATGGCGGCCAAGCTGTTCAACAATCCTGTAGACACGGTGGAGACCTTGCCGTCGGCAGCGAAGAATCTCCTTCGCCCTTACAGGTCATATGGAATGAGGAGCAATGGAGAATAACTTCAATATCGGTGAGCTTGACACTCTCGTGACCGTTCAGAAGGCGGTGCTGACTCAAGGTCCTCAAGGCAACAAGAAGACCGACTACATCGACTATCTGCGCGTGTTCGCGAAGGTGGAGAGGAACATCAATGAAATGGTCAGCAATGGCAATCTTGAAGAAGGCAACTCTCTCGAGATAACCTGCTACAAGATACCTGCTCTCACGCCTCGCTGGCGTGTAATCGTCGACGGGATTCCGTATGAGATAACGGCTGTTGACCCTGTCAGCAGATACTCTCCGCTGAACGTGCTGTCACTTAGAGCAATCGACTGACATGGCTAGTGGTATTCGCATAGAAGGTGTCGAGGACTGCCTCAAGATGTTCGAGAACGCTCCGGAGAACGCTCTGAAGGTATGCCGCAAGGGCATGAGGAAGGGCAGCGCTGCCGTGGCGAAAAAGATCAGGTCGGGCGTGCCGCAGCAGTGGCGCAAGCTGGTCAAGTACAAGGTCGGCAAGCTGCCGAACGGAGAGCTCTGGGCAAGGGCTGGTCTTTACGGCTCCAAGCTTGCCAAGGGAGCCTCGGACGATGACCCAGCATTCAAGTGGTTCAAGGCTTATTGGGCCAACTACGGAACACTGTCGCGTCGAGACCCTTCGCATCAGTTTCTCAATAAGGTCAAGCCGAAGAGCAAGAACAGAAGGCAGAGTGTCGGCCAGCCGGCTCAACACTTCTTCGAAGGCTCGCTCAATGGCTGGGATGAGACATTCGTCGAGGCGTTTGAGGATGAGGTCAAGAAGAATGAGGATGAACTATATGACAGATGATCATGAAGGAGAGCATAGGAATCAAGGTCAATGAGATCGCGTCGAGATACGTCGACTTCTATCTCGCGGAAGCCGAGACGGAGTCATATCCGTATGCGGTATATACTAACAGCGTGACGCCCTTCTATACGAAGGACGGGATTCATCATTATGAATCTAACGTGGTCATCACCATATATGCACAGGATCTCGACAAGGCTGACAGGATCGCAGAGCAGATACATTCTGCCATCACGGCGGAGATGCGCGGCAGGCAGTTCTCTTCGCGACTGAAGTCAAGCTATCCCGACTGCGTCGAAGGCGTATGGTCTAGAGAATTAAGTTATACAATCAAACAATTCGGATAAATGGAAGGATATAATGTAGCGCTGAAGGTCGGCGACAAGACCCTGGTCGGAAGGACACAGGACGACCTTACTATTTCCGCGCTTACCAAGGAATCTATCACCAAGGATGAGAAGGGCAACAAGATATCCGTGATCACAGGACATGACGTGTCCTTCAGATGCGCGGGTATCATGGAGGTTCAGGATGACGGAGCAGCCTCCAAGCTCATGCGTGATGACATCATTGAGATGTCACTCAAGACAGGAACGGCAGCGGAGATCGAGGTGACTTATGGTCCTGAAGGCGGTGCCATCTATGGCGGAAAGGCCGTGATCACCGGCTATTCAGAGTCGACAAGTGCCGAGGGCGATGCCACATACAGCCTGGACATCAAGATTTCCGGCGCGTTCACCAAGAAAGACAGTGTGTTGAATGAATAAGGATTACATTGTTATTGACGGAAAGAAGGTGAGGGTTGAGGCCAACTGGAATGCCCTCACCGCTTTCCTTGACGCGACGGGCCGCAACACGATGGACGGCTTGTCGGATCTTGCTGTCATGAAGCCTACGGACATCGCTCCGCTGATGGCTGCATGCGTCAACGAAGGAGAGAGACTCGACGGCCGCGAGGCAAGCTATACAGGTCTGCAGATAGGTGAACTCTGCGGCATGACGGAGATGGCGCAGTTCATCAGCATCTACGCCGGTCAGACGTCTTCTAAGTTGCCGAAAGAAAAAAAAGACGTGCCTCCGGCTCCAGCAGCGAGCCACTGACCATCGGCCAGATAAGAGGATGGGCGTTCGGCATCCTGCACCTCTCGCGTCGAGACTTCTACGAGATGAGGCCGGGCGAGTTCTGGGAGGCGATGGACGCCCATAACAAGGAGAAGGAGGCAGACAGGAGACATGGAGGCGAGCTGGCACGAGGAGTGGCGCTGCGCCTCTTTAACTTACAGGTCGACAAGAAGTCAAGGATAGCTGATCCGGCGGAGTTCTGGCCGATGCCGTGGGATGAACCGAAGGTGGACGAGGAGCTGGAAAGACTTGAGTCGATGACCAATGAAGAAAAATCAGAGGAAGCCAGACGCTTCCTCGAGAGAATCAGAAGATAACTATGGCGAAGGGAAAACAGCCAAATATGAAGGTCAATGTGACCGCAGACAACGGTGATCTTTCTCGCAAGATGAAGGACTCGAAGGCTGCGGTCAAGGACTTCGAGAAGGTAAGCGGAGCAGCCTTGGATTCGTTCGCCTCGGCTCTGGGCGTCAATACCGGGCAGGTCGAGAAGATGGCGAATGCGATCAAGGGGCTGGGAGACAAGATGCAGAAGTCCGGCAGTGAAGGAGTCAAGTCCTTCGGACAGCTGCTGTCCAGTGTCAGCGGATTCTCCGCCGCCTTGGCGGGTGTCGGCATTGCCGGAGTGGTGGCTTCGTTCAAGGCGCTGAACGAGCAGGCCGAGACATTCAAGGGGACTCTCGAGGGAGCCAGCCTTGACCTCATGACGCAGTCGTATATCGACACCTATCGTCAGGTACTCAATGACTTCAACCGCGAGACGGCTCAGACGGTGGCCGAGGCCGAGCAGTCGTGGAAGATAGCTTGGAACACGTTCACGACGAATCTCGGCTACGTCATTACGTCGAGTAGCATCAAGGCGGGTGATTCAGTTCTCAGCGGCCTGCTGAAGATCCTTCAGGGAGGCGACAAGGAGGCCGCGGCTGCTGCCACGCAGGCGGCTACCGAGGCGATGCGACTGACTGAAAGGATGTATAACATCCAGGTCCAGCTCAACAACAAGACTGTCGAATGGGCAAGGATGGAGCGTCAGATCGCGGAGTACAAGAGGATAGCCTATGACAGGTCGGTCGATACCGCGACTCAGCAGGAGGCTCTCAACAAGGCGACTCAGCTCATCGAGCAGAGATATAAGGAGGAAGCAAGGCTCAGGAAGCAGCTCGCTGACCTCCAGTCCCAGTACAATGACCTTGCGTCATCGTCATTGGAAGACATCCAGAAGGCCAATCAGCTCAGAGTTGACGAAGAGAATACCGTCGCCCGCATGAACAATGCGCTCCGCGAGCTATCCGAGCGTCAGGCTACCATCAGATTGAACGCTGAGAAGGAGGTTGAAGCTCGCGAGCAGGCTCTTGCTGCGGCTCAGGCCTTGGCCGCATCCAAGGCGTCGCTGGCCGACTGGAGAGCGAATGCAGAGATATCGACTGAGAATAATCTCGCGGACATGCTGCCGAAAGGGGCTGAGGCTACGACGGAGGTCGGTCTTGCTATTCCCGTGACGCCGGTCCTGGATACGTCGACTCTGGTGGATATAACCAATGAGTTGCAGTCGGTCATGACCTCAGCATTCGACACGATAGGAGTGTCCATCGGCGAGCTCATCGGTGATCTTGCGACGGGCGGGGACGCATGGGGCAACTTCGCGAACACTGCTATCGGAGCATTCGGAGACATGGCGATATCCATCGGTAAGATGGCCATATCTACGGGTGTGGCGACGCTCGGCATCAAGGCAGCTCTCGAGTCGCTGAACGGCTATGTGGCCATTGCTGCCGGTACGGCTCTCGTCGCTCTCGGTGCGGCTGTCAAGTCCGGACTCTCCAACATCGCGTCCGGCAGCTATTCGTCATCGGCCAATGTGGCGACGGCGGGAGGTTACGGCTCATCCAGCATGCTCGGTGCTGACTTCGAGACGCGCGAGATGAAGGTTGAGGTTACGGGTACGCTCAGGGCGTCAGGAAACGAGCTCCTTACTGTCATCGAGAATGAGAACACAAGAAAGAGACATACAACATAATGGCTAACTACGGTGTATTATACGTCTTCAGGTTCGAATCGGCCAACAAGACGAACATTGAGATTCAAATCCTTAAAAAGGACTACAGCGGCGCGAGGATGTACAGATCTCTCGGCCGTGCTCCTATTCTCAAGAGGGAGAAGTCAGGGTGTGTCCATGGCTCGTCACTTGAGCTGTACGCGGAATGCCAGGTGGACGGAGAGTTCGCGTCGCTCTATACTTCTTCGACAGACGAGTACAAGGTTGAGGTCTACAAGATAGACGAGTTCCTCGGTGACACAATCATGAGGCGTGTCTGGACTGGATTTGTCTCGCCGGAGCTCTACAGCGAGCCGGATATCGCTCCTCCGTATGATGTGCAGATCGTCGCGACCGACGGACTTGGCGAACTGAAGAACTATGTCTTCGAGGCTAGAGGACTGCATTCCGTGCAGGATCACTTGGAATATATGCTAGGACACACTGGCTTGAGCCAGGAATTCAACGTCGTATCATTCATGGCGGGAGATTCGGGAACTGTGCCGATCATGGATGTGACCGTGTCTCTTGACCATATGGCAGGAGAGAACTGCTACGATGTGTTGAAGGCAGTCCTGGACTCTTTCCATGCCGAGATAGCCTGTCAAGACGGCTACTGGATGATATGGCGAGAGACTGATCTTGTAAATCTCACTTCGCAGGTTGAGGTTGCAGAGTTCGGTTCTCAGACCAAGGCGGACTGGTGGCCGGTCGGTCAGTTGTCGACAGTGATCGAGCCTGCCAAGAAGAGAGTGACCGTCATCTCGGAGGATACGTACAAGGACAATGTCCTCAAGGACGTGCCATATCATGCAGACGGAGCGACGTATGATTCAGAAGAAAAGGCATTCATACTGCCGACGGCTGGCACGTCGGTGCTCAAGACGCTGAGATTTGGAGCGGAGGTCGGATATAGGTTGTCACTTACTGTCACCGCAAGGAATGTCGGATCAGGGGATGAAGGACAGCCAATAGGCATCAAGGTAAAGATAGGCGGAAGAAGCTACATCGTCGGTGGCACGTTCTGGCTCCGCGAGAAGACAGATGGCAAGACTTCGTGGACCTATACAGAAGGCGTGATCGAGAAGATGCTTGAGGCTCCGGCTGCCTCTGATTCTGCAAAGGATGCTCAGACGATTGCTCTTGAGCTTCCGCTGTATAGCTACAGCGATAGAGCGTATCATTATGCTACCTCGGTTGAGGTTACAATTTTCAATGTCGACGGAGACTATCCTATACATGTGTATGACGTGACATTGTCTAAGTTAGACCAGGTCAAGGGCTACAAGGCAGTTCTCGAGATTGACAATGGCGCTCGAGAGGAAGCGGATGAGGCCACTCTGATCATTGCGGATGACGACCGCATTCCAGCTGCAGCGGATATCTTTATGAATGGCATAGCCTTGAATGCGGCAGAAAGCCCTATATCATCATGGGCATCTGGACGTCTGGCCGCCATGGGGTACCTGGCATTCATGTCTCGAGACTATGCGCTGTCAGTGGCCCTTCCGCGCATGAAGGTGCAGGGTGTTCTGAACGTGCCTGACTTCGCGCTGATCACTCCTGTACTTTTTCTTCGGGAGAATACCTACTATTTCCCGGAAACATATGATTACGACCTTCTCAATGACGAGCTGTCGGTCAGCCTTGTAAGCATTCCGACTGCTCAGATAGACGCTGCCCTTGCGGAAGCCATAGCAGCCGACAAGTTCATTCTGGAACAGGAAGGGATGTACGGCCTTGTCTCTGATGCGTACATGGACATCATGGACGGCAAGCTGAAGACCTCCATCCTTGCCGTGACCGCATCGTCATACGATGTGCAGATCATGGAGGAGGAAGTGCCTGTAGGTACGGAGATAACCGAGGCAACCATTCGCAATTGGGGATTCACGAAGAATGCAGGTACTGTCACTGGCATCAAGATGAATGGTGCGACCAAAGGTACAAGCGGAGTGGTAGACCTCGGTAATGTGCTGACGGCTCATCAGCAGCTCAAGACAATCAATGGCCAGAGCATCGTGGGAAGCGGCAACATCACGATTCAAGGCGGTGGGGGTGCTACTCCGAGGGTGGAGATGACCGCAGCATCCGCAGCCATAGAACCGAATAAGTTTTATGTGTGGCCCATGATGGACAGCCTTGACCTCACTCTCGGAGCGGAGCAGAGCGGAGTGATGAATCGTTATCTTTTTCAGTTCCGCAATCCAAAGGACTCGGTGACCATGCTGACCTTGCCGGATGACATCACATGGAGCGAGGATACCGAACTCGATGAGAATGGTCTTCCTGTCATGGAGGCTGCTGCATTCTATCGAATTGAGATAATCGAAGGACTCGCAAGTCTGAAGAAGTGGAAACTTGTGTACATCAACTTCGCAGATGCGGAGGTGGAAAGGGTGCTGATGAGCAAGGGAATCGGAGATGGCATAGGTATAACAAAGGCTGCTGCTGCTGCGGTAACTGACATATCCACATGGTTTGCCAACAGGAGTGACATCGTCTCATTCGATGAGATGAAATACTTTACCAAATTAACCAAGTTATACAATGCAGCATTCGACAAGTGTACTGGTCTGACAAGCATAGATATTCGCAATATCGTGACATGGGAGGGAAGATTTCACTTCCGTCAATGTACCAATCTTAATTGCGAGATAATTGCCCCGTATTTAGAGTACATTTCAGAGAATTGCTTTGAGTCAACGGCCATTACTTCGGTCAATACACCATCAGTGACAAGGGTGGATTATGCAGCATTCTATAACTGCAAGTCGTTGAAGTCAGTCGTATTGGCGCAATCTCCTACTTCAATGAATGGAGATGCATTCCGCAACTGCTCGGCACTTGAATCTATCAATCTTGAATGGGTGAATAGTTTTTTTGCACGAAGGCAGTTCCAAGGCTGCACATCGCTGAAAGGTGACATCTATATGGCTCTTGCGCCTTATATCCCCGAAAATTGCTTCGACTCAACATCTATCGCATCGTTCAATGCGCCATTGGCAACCAAAGTGGATTGGGGGGCATTCATCAACTGCAAGTCCTTGAAAACGGCCATATTCGGTGAAGGATTGACGGCAGTTGCAGGAGATGCATTCCGAAATTGCTCGGCTCTTGAGGCACTTGTCATATATGCAACCACGCCTCCTTCTCTCGGTAATGTCAGCGCATTCTATTCTACAACTTGCGCGATATATGTACCCGATGCATCAGTCGAGGCATACAAGGCTGCAACGAATTGGAATACATACGCATCAAGAATCAAGGGAATAAGCGAATATACAGGATAATATCATGAGAATAGAACAAAGAACAATCTCGGTCATGCTTGCCGATGAGGGCAAGGTATTCCGAAAGAAGTCAAGTGGCTTCATCGTGGGTGACTCGGTGTCATTCGGTTATGACTACTATGATGCAGGTGTTGGCCTGTCACATCCGTATGCTCCCAAGCCGGAGGATTACGATGAGATAGATATGCCGGAGGATTGGGAGCCTGCTCCTGTCATTGACCAAGTGAAAAGACTTCAGCGCACATCGGAACTCATCAAGCAGAACACCGAGGAAATCAACAGCCTCGGATTATCTGACAACGATGCGCTCAAAGTCAAGGAGTGGTATCCGCACTGGGAGGACTTCATAGGTCAGACCATTGAGGCCGGATTCGTAACCTTGTATGCCGATAATCTCTGGAGAGCAAGGCAGACACATACGGCAATAGAGATTTATCCTCCGAGCATGGATACCGCAGCCTTGTATGAGGTCATCGTGGAAGGCCATGAGGGTACTGCGGATGACCCTATCCCATTCACTCCTCCGATGGAGATATACGCGGACAAATACTATGTACAGGATGGAGTGGTGTTCAGATGCACAAGGGATAGCGGAATGGCCTTGTCTTACAACCTTGCCGACCTTGTGGGCCTTTATGTAGAACGAGTATAGACATGGAAAGAGTAAGAGAAATAATCGGAAAGTACCTGCCATTCGGTTGGTGGGTACTCATGGCCATCCTCATGGTGTGCGGAGTGGTCGCGGGATTCATGGCGGGAGGCTTCTTCGGATTCACAACCATCATCGGATGCCTCATCGCAGCAGCCGTGTTCGCATGGCAGGCATGGGGTGAGTGGTTGGAGAATGACCAAGCTGATGACTAAGTAACTGACTAAGTAACCAAGTTAGTAACTAAGCTACTAACTAAGTAAGTAACCAAGTAAAACTTAACGGAAATGGAATGGGGAACAATAACCACACTTGTAGCGGAGGTGCTGTTTGGCGGTGGTCTGCTTGCCTTCGTGACAATAAAGGACAAGAAGACCGCTGCCATCCTTGAGAACATGCAGAAGGTCATTGAAGAATTGAGAGACCTTGTGCGAGAATACAAGGAAGAGAACAGGTCTTTGAAGGACGATATAAAGCAGAAGGATGAGGCAATCAGAGGCAAGGAAGACTACATCAGAGAACTGCACAAAGAGAAGTCAGACCTTCATGAGAAACTTGACAAGGCTAACAGCAGAGCAGCCGTGAACAAGCTCTTGAAGTGTCATGAAATCGGCTGCGCCCACAGGAGACCTCCCTTGGGAGAGGGTGCGGCCGACACATTCAGACAAATAAGAAATGGCAATTTGGGAGAGGAAAACGATGGCTAAGGGTTCGGCAATCTTTGAAACAAGGGATAACAGCTTATTCCCTTGGATGACATTCAACACATCAACGGAAGATACAACGAGGCTCTGAAGGACGGATTTCAGACCTTGACCATTCTCTACAAGGATGGAATGAAGGTCACTATCCCCGCAAGCGAGTATGACAATCTTTATAAGTGTTGGGAGGCAAGGAGAAATGGGAACTTTAAGTAAGAATTTCGATTGGAAAGAGTTTGAGAAGTCGGATACGGCCTCAAGACTGCACATCAATAATGCCATCACATCTTGGGAAGTGAGGGATAACATCAAGGCTCTTGTGGAGGATATCTTGCAACCTCTGAGGGATGCTTGGGGCGAGCCGTTATTCATCAATAGTGGCTACCGATGTCTCGAACTGAACAAGGCCGTCGGAGGAGTGCCGACAAGTCAGCATTGTCTTGGCGAGGGTGCGGATGTGGGATGCACCGACCCTTATGCCTTGGCGAAACTGATCAAGAAGATGAAACTTGATGTGGATCAAGTTATCCTGTATCCGTCATTCGTGCATGTGTCATACAAGCGAGACGGAAGGAACAGGAATCAATTTCTATATAATAAGAGGTGGAAAGGACCGAAGGACTTATGAGAAAAGGCATTCTTTTACTCGCAATAATGGTATGTAGTTGCGGTCCGGCAAAGGTCGTGACCGAGTTCCAGAGGGATTCGGTCATGGTTCATGTGCGTGATTCGGTGTATCTGCGTGATACCGTCATAATGTGGAAAATTCCTGCGGAATCAGGGGCGAACACACTGCCGGAGAGTGATACATCATACTTGCAGACAAACCTCGCAGAATCGCGTGCATTCATCGAAAACGGAAGGCTGAGACATACACTCCGCAACAAGAGCGAGGCAATCATCCCTATCAAGGTAAGCATCTCGGAACGCATACGCACCGAGGAGAGGGGATTGACACGATACGAGAGAATCGTTGAGACGATAGAGGTGGAGAAGGAGTTGAGTCGGTGGCAGAGCTTCATCATGTCGCTCGGTTATGCTGTCTTCATCGCAGGACTTGCATGGATCATCTGGAAATTATCTCGTTTGGCACCATTTTCGTGACGTCACGAAAATGTTTTTTCATATCTGATCTTGTTCTAAAATTCGCAAGGAGTCATGTCGTGAGATATGGCTCCTTTTCTTGTGCGAAGTAACTTTCCGAGCTATGGCAATGCCATGGCTCTCTTTTTGTCTTGCCAAGGACATATAGTCGTTGAGGCATGATGATAGGAGATTATTACAGCAGAACGGTTGCGGTCGTTGAGGACCTTACAGGTATATCTGACGCGGAGATCCGCGGCTCACGCAAGTTGAGGGAGATCGTGGATGCAAGGTGGCTGGTGGCTTGGCTCATGTGTCATGCGGGATACTATCCGAGACAAGTGGCTGCGCTGCTCGGAGTGTCGACAAGGATGGTCCAGAAGATCCTCCAGGAGTTCGAGGGCAGGGTGAAATATTCGCCTGATGTGATGCTGCGAAACAACAAGGAAGCAGCTGAGAAGATGCTGCGAAACAGCTGATTGGTAGGCCTGCCGGGAAGCAGTAGGTTTGCATCACGGTTAATATTGACCGTGCGTAAAAACTAAACATTATGTCAGAGACAAAGGTTTATCAGTTCGGCACAGAGGGCAATGCTTCCCTCAATGCCCTTCTCCCGTTCCTGCAGCAGAAGGGAATCGATCCCGCTATCCTGTACAACATGGGAGGCAACAATGGTGGTTTCTTCGGAAACAATGGATTTGAGAGCATCATAGCTCTTATCATCGTGGCCGCTCTCTTCGGCAACAACAACGGCAACGGTATCTTCGGCGGTGGTGGAAACAGCAACTCCGCAGAAAGAGAGATGCTCATGTCGGCAATTCAGAGAAATGGCACAGACCTCTCTCAGCTCGCCCAGACCATCGGTTGCTCAACAGCAAGAGTGCAGGACGCTGTGACTCAGGTGTCCACTCAGATCTGCAATCTTGCCGGCCAGAACGCAATGTCATTCCAGCAGGTCATCAACGCACTCCAGGCAGGCAACGCGACTCTTGCGACCCAGCTCGCAAGCTGCTGCTGCGAGATCAAGGGCATCATGAGTGAAGGCTTCTCGTCAGTGGGCTATGCTCTCCGTGATCAGACCTGCAATCTCGAGAAGGCTATCGCAGCGTCAACCGCACAGATCCTCGAAGGTCAGCGTGCTGCCGAAATGCGTGATCTGCAGGACAAGCTGGATGCCCTCCGCGAGAAGAACACCCAGCAGGCGGCGTACATCAACAATGCGCAGCAGACCGCTCAGTTCCAGGCTCTCCTCGCTCCAATCGCAGAGGATCTCGCCAGCATCAAGTGCAAGCTCCCTAAGACAGAGACCGTACCTGTCAACAACGACTATGTCCGCATAGATCGCAGCATCAGCGCTCCATTCTGCGGCTGTGGCTTCGGAGGTTTCGGTTTCCCTGGTTTCCTTAACGGCTTCAACAACGCTTTCTAATTCTTACGAGTATGTTTATCTTGGACAGGACAATAGGAATAGAGAGCAGGAGTGTCACTGCTACGGCGACAAATGTGACATACACATTCGACGCCTTCAGGAACGCTGCCTTCACAGGACTGTTGCTGGTAGACTTGCAGCAGCCTATCCCGGCGGCAGCTGCAGACACTCTGCCCGTACTCTTCGGCTCCGTGCAGCTTCTCAACTCAAGCGGAGGTCAAGCGACGGTTGCCGACCTGGGCGGTGCAGACACGGCAAGCCTTGTACTTGTCTACTTCAACAGCCGGACAGGAAGATTGCAGCTGGTCGGAACTTATGAGGCGCCTGCGGCTGCAGCAGCTGCGGCATCGGAGGCTCCAGGTTCATTTTAAGTATTAACAAAAGAGATTAAGACATGTTTTCAGGACTTAGGCAGAATGGGCTATTCTACATTCTGGAGAAAGGAGAAGACCTCAAGCTCAGGATAGGTCAGGTGGTCAGCGTGAGCAATCCGCAGCCGAAGTACACCCAGTTCGGAGCAGGAGGCTTCGCCGCTCAGCCGGAGATGACCGTCGATGTGAAGGTCAAGGTAGATGACGAGGTCATCGAGTTCAAGCAGCTCAACGCCAATGCGAGCATAGCCAACAGCGGCAGTGTCATCGTAAGTGACAGCAAGGAGGCGATGAGCGCCGAGGTGGAGGGGCTGTTGCATACCAGCAGAGGAATCCTTGACAGTGTGAGTTATCACGAAAAGGTGCTTGCATCTTGTGACGGAATCCTCAGGGATCTGAATCCTAGCTTCAAGAAGGAGAAGGAGCAGGAAGAGAAGATGACTATGCTGGAGGGCGAGGTCACAGGCATCAAGGACACCCTCAGAGACATGATGTCCATGCTGTCTAATGCCTTGGATCAGTCGAAGTCTAAAAGAAACAAGGAGGAATAATTATGGGATACATTGTAGAGATCACGGAAGACAAGGTCGAGAAGGTGTCCGACAACATCGAGAAGGCTCTGAAGTATCTGGGCAAGGCGATGCAGTGCGTCGAGGCTATGATGGAGGGTTCCGAGAGCATGGGCGAAAGGGGTAACTTCGGACAGCGAGGCTACGGCGGAGGCTCATATGAGAACCGAGCAGGCGGAGGCGGTTCCGGCGGCGGGTCAATGGGCAGTCGCAACATGTACGGAAGCCGTATCGACGATGACGATGACGATGACGACATGGGCGAAAGGCGCAGAAGACGCAGGTAGTCAGTAATCAATGACGGAGGGGAGTTCCCTCCCCTCCTAGAAAGTGAATTGATATGAAACGCAGAGTACCATTAGACATGTACGAAGTGGAGATGATGCCTCCTGAGATGAAGGCGTATCTGCGCAACTACGGCTACTCGTTCTCGAAGAAGGCGTGTGAGTTCGCAATCTCTCACATGAAGAGAGAGAACAAGTCCACCGGCAAGATGGAGAAGATCGAACCGTATGGCAAGGCCAAGGTAGAGGAACTGCTGGAAAAGAATGGCCTGAAGCTGGAGAACAACGTAGGCTACAACTTCGTGTATGTTCTCAACATGTCCATGGCTGACTACTGGAAGCAGTCGATAGATGACGAGGCTCATCTTGCCAAGCACGTCAAGGCAGTCATAGACGATGCGGATGATAATCCGGAGAATATCTTCCGCATGTGGATCGCCAAGATGGACGGCAATGCCATCCCTATCCCTTGGGAAGATCTGCTGTAGCATGATAGTGCAGGACATATATCTGCCTGGATACAGGTGGCACTGCAGGGTGTTCTATTCGGTCAATGGCTACTGGGTGGACGACATTCTGCATGACCTGAGAGAGATAGGATGTGCAGGAAGGAAGTACAGAGTGGCTTGTCGGAATCTCAGTTCTGGCCAGCTGAACACGGGGCTGACCTTCTCGAATAAGGAGATAGGGGAGAGCGTGATGGTCATAGCCAAGACCAGCAGCGCTGACGAGTTCGCCCATTCCTATGACCATGAGAAGGGACATCTGGCGAAGCATGTCGCTCAGGCATATGACATTGATCCTTATGGCGAGGAGTACCAATACATGAGCGGTGATATCGCCAAGAGGATGTTCCCGGTCGCCAAGAGGTTCATGTGCGACTGCTGCAGAAAGAAGTTGAGGATATAGACTGATAATGCTGTTCGCGTCCGCGGTATTCTCCGCTTCCTGGGCGCACAAGGGTGGAGCTTCGGCTCTGCCCTTTCTTTGTAAATGCATATACAAGGAGAAGGAGTGGCCGGATATGAAGGCGGTGACAACAGTTAGGCTTACTCTCCGTCGATAATGGCATGAGGTTTGTCCTGCTAATGAAGGACTTTAATTTTCATGAGTTATGGATCTATATGGAGCATCTTGCAGCGACATGACTGCATTCAAGAGCAAGGCAGGCGCGATGTCATTCGCGATCCTGATGTCTTCGTCTATCGGAGAGAACGGCACAAGGAAGGTGGACTATGATGAGGCGCAGAAGCTGTTCGACTTCATCTGCCGGAACGTAGAGCTCCCCGACGTGGAGAAGGACTATTATTCGAGCTTGCTCAGCTTGGCGACAGGGCTTACGGCGTCCAACCTCAAAAAGGAGGGCGACACTGTAGTCGAGTGACGGGTGCCGGACGTGCATTCATGCGAAGCAATGAAAAGAGTGACCATTCAAAGTGGTCACTCTTTTCGGTTATTATTGCATAATATGCCAATAAATTGTAAAATCGTGCAATAAAATAGGCGTATTATGCAACTTCTTCTTTTTCTTCTTTGTTGAAGATGTAATCGATAACATCCCTGTTGGCCTTGTCGACATTCTTCTGATACCTCTTGTTCACATAGATATTGGTGGTTCGGTGGCCGAATTTATGTGTCAAGCCGTCAGAAGCCGTGTCCTCTGAATGTCCAAGCTCAAAAGTCAGCGATGCCCATGTGTGTCTGGCACCATTGCTCGCCAGCTTGTCGAACATCCCGGAATAGGTTTTCTTGCCATGTTTCTCGACCTTCACCGGGCCTACCCTCTTCAGATACTTATCCATCCTTCTCAGATAGTTCGTCGTATTGGACCATCGTTCAGCGATGTCGAGGATGTACTTGTCACCGGCATATCGGTCAATGATGGCCTGAGCTTCCGGCTCGATCTTCACTGAGCAGAAAGCTCCCGTTTTCCTGCGGTAATACTCAAGCCTCCCGTTGATGATCTGCTCTTTTTTGGCTTCGAAAAGGTCAGCTGAATTGATGCCACGGAGATAGATCATGAGCATGTAGATGTCTCGACTTTTGGCGATATGATCTTCGGCCAGAGGATAATCTTTCAAAGTCCTTGTCTGCTCGATTGTCAAGTCCTGATGTCTTGTCTCCTGATGCTTGATCTTGAATGTGTCGTATGGGTATGGAATGTCCATTTTCTTCAGCTTCTTGGCATAATTAAAGACAGTCCTGATATTTCGGTGATTGATGGCCCTGGCGTTTGCTTTAGGTGCTGTTTTAGCCATAAACGCATCGAATTCCTCCATCCATTCCGGTGTCATGCCGTTGAATGTCAGATCCTCAATGTCAGATCCTTTGTGGTCGCAGAAGGCCTTAAGGCGGTTGAGGGTGTTGTTCCAGATGCTGATGGTGCCTGCCTTGGTCATCTTTCCGACATACTCCGTGAACACAGGGAGGAAGGAGTCCTTGTTCTGGGCGGAGTGGCCGATAGTGGCCATGAGCCTCTTCTTCAGATCTGCCGGAGTCATGCTGCCGAGCTTGCCGGTGACCTCCAGCTCCAGGATCTCGCTGGTGATGTCGACCATGCGGAGTCGCAGCATGGTGTTCCACTGCTTGGCCTTCGGATGGTTGATGATGGTGTCCGTCATCCACTGATCGGGCGTGAGCCTGATGGTTGTCGGAAGCATGATTGTCGTACCCTTGTGAAAATACTTGATCTTCAGAGGTCCGGGCTGGCCGTCTTTGACGGCACGCATGTCGAGGTAAAGTGAAACCTTTGCCATAGTGTTGTGTTTTTGTTTGCAAGGTTTTTGCAAGGTCTCTGCACAAAACTGCACAGAATTGACCAAAAATGACCAATTTTCGTGCCATTCAAGCCGTTGAATCACTCTGAAAAACAAAAACTGCCGATTATCTAAGTGTATGATAATCAGCAGTTTGTATGTGTGTGATTCGGTTGGGATTCGAACCCAAGACCCACAGCTTAGAAGGCATTTGTACACCCTTACTACCTTGCTGATTTATAATTAGTTATGATGTAGTGTTTTGTCGTTTACAAAATTTTTGCACAGTCTTATATGCTGTCGAGGATACTGTATAATTCGGCCTCCTCGATGAGCCTGATGTCGTATCCCGCATCACGAAGCTCTGCAACCTTGCTCAGTTTAGAAGAACCGCATGCGGAACCTACCACTACGATGTCGGTTTTCTTTGAGATTGAGGTGTTGATGTCGGCACCGTATGACTTCATGAGAAGTGCAAGATCCTCTCTTTTAGGATACCTTGAGAACACTCCTGTAACGACAACTTTCTTATCGTAGAAAATCGTGTCCTTGTGTGTCACTGCATCGAGGTCCTGCATCAGTGTGTCGTGCGACACTGATAGGTTCTCAAACATTTTCTTCGGTCTTTGCTTCTTTTCGACTGAAGGATTCTTTATGCCGGCCTTCAGATAGTTGAGGTAACACAGTGCGGATGCTCTTGCATCGTTCAATGCATCGTGATGGTTGACGATATCAATGCCATAATGTTCGCAGACATCCAGCAGCTTCGCACGGCCATGAAGCCAGCAGGTGCATTCGGTTCTGCCAGGATCAAGAAAATTCAAGCCATATCTATGGCAGTCTTTGTCGAGGCTGTTGAGGTCAAATGATATGTTATGTCCGACCAATACCTTGTTGTCGGTCCTTCCGAGGATGTCATCCCATACATCAGGAAGTGTGCTGCATGAAGATGTCATCTCAGGAGTGATGCCGTGAATGCGGATGTTCTTCAGTTCGTACTCATTCCCTGGAGGGCAGATAAGGAATGAATCTTCTTTCACAATGAGTCCTTCTGAGACTTCGACAAGGCCTATCTGGCAGATGCCTCCTTTCGATGTCGCAGTCTCGACATCAATCGCAACGAAATTGATTTTCGATGTCGGTGTCTTGAAATTGTATGGTGACTTCTTGACCTTGCGAATGATCTGAACAAAATCCTCGCTCATATTACAAAATTTGTTATAATTTACACAAGTTTGGTATATCCGTTGTAATGTTGAGGTAACGACTTATACAAATGGATATGTTACCGTTTTATCACATTTCCTCGGCTTTCTTAACCTTCACGGCCACCATGGCCAGAAGCTCGGAGTTCTGCTCTAGAACCTTTTCAGTAAGCCGTCTTTGTGCTGCCACTTCGGCAACCAGCATGGCAATCGTCTGGTCAGCATTGACCACATTCTTGTTGCCGGCTATCGCAGTCGAATGGTCATCTGCCAGCACTGTCGGAGAACTATCCTGGGAGTAAGACGGTTTGACAAACATTTCGCCTTCTCCTGTCAAGAGCCATGTCTTGTTGATTTCAGGAAATTCAGAAATAATCTGACTTGCAAGTTTCTCGCTTATGCGCTTCGTCTTGCCACTCATGATGTCATAAATGGCCTGAGCTCGCTTCATACCGAGTTTTTCTGAAAACTGCTTTACATTTAACTTGCTGTGTTCCAACAGCTTGATGATAACCTCTTTCATAACTGTAAACATATTGGGTTAAAAATTCAGATAAATTCTTGATAATTCAGAAAATTTCTGTACTTTTGCACTCAATAAATATACACAATGCAAATAAAACAAAAATAAACCGAAAAAGCAATGGAGGGAATAGTTCAGACGATCAATGTGAGTGCGACACTCAAGGCCATGGAAGTCGGTGCAAGTGTGTTCTTCGGTTCTGAGGTTTGCGAGAATACTATCAGGAACACGGCTGTGAGGCTGAAGAAGATGAATGCCGGAGCATGGGAGGTTGACAAGAGGAGGAATCCGGTGGGATTCATCGTCACCAGAACGGCATAGCCATGAAGGAGGAGATGGGAGTCCTGACAGCTCATGAGGTCAACAAGCTGATGAGGAAGCTGTCGAGGGAAAGGGCCAGGGTGATCAGGGAGTTCGTGACGAGGGCATATGCGCTGGAGATAGGGGAGGAGTTCTTCCAATGCCACTTGTCAGCCCTGCCGGAGCTTGAGGAGCTGAAGAGGCTGCTGGAGACCTCAACGATGACATTCTGCATATGGCAGACGATTAACGGAACGATAGTGAAAAGAGAGGCGTGAGAGTGAGGAGCAGGATACCATAATAGATTTGTTGTGTGACAGGGGATGGCGAGTTGGCGCTCTCCATCCTCGCCAAGAAAGCCGGAAGAGTTCTTACAAGATGCCATTCCATAACAGGTTGCCCGGCTTGCCGGCATCTTACCGAATCCGATCCACGCCTCCCGTGAGCAAGCAGGCGGGAGGCACAATGGAACACTAGCACAACGGCAGTGCGCTGGTCATAATAATCGCAGCGAAAACCAATGATCAGAGGTTGAGGTTCGATTCCTCGGTGTTCCACCATCTTCACCAGGAAGGTGTCATTCATAAGTTTAGGTTTTAGTTTAGTACACAGCCTCCGGCTGCAGGGATGTGACCGGAGGCACCAATTTGAAAGTTGTATCAATCAAAAGTATATCAATCATGAGTAACGAGTCAATCAAGAGAATCAACAAGGTGTGGAAGTCATTCCTGATCATCCTTGCACTGGCAATCGGAATCGGAGCGATGCTCAAGAATCCTTGTCACCTCATCACAGCGGGAGTCATCCTCGCATGTGGATTTGAAAGTGAAATCGTAAGAAACGAAGAGTAATTATGACAGCAGTAAGACCGAATGTAAGTCCTGAAGGAAGGTACTCATTCAACGAGACATGCTCATTGCTCGGCATCAAGTCGCGCAACACTCTGAGGTCATGGGTGGCCCAGGGCCTCATCAAGCAGGGAACCAGGAGAACCAACGGCAGGCCGTTCTTCCTCGGCTCAGAAATCCTTAAATGCTGGTCGGCAGTAAGCTAGGACTATGGGATATCCAGAACACATACAATACAGCATTGACCTTCTTCGCAGAGCTGAGAGGCTTGCATTGAAGATGCAGCCGGAAAGAGGTTTCTGGCTGGCATTTTCAGGAGGAAAAGATTCGCAGTGCATCTACCATCTGGCCAAGTTGGCCGGTGTTAAGTTCGAGGCACACTATGCGGTTACGACGCTAGATCATCCGGAATTGGTGTATTTCATTCGCAGGAATTACAAGGATGTCATCTGGGATCATCCCAAGCGCACCTTCCTCCAGCTGTGCATATACAAAAAAATGCTGCCCACTATGACAGCTCGATTCTGCTGTCAGGAACTCAAGGAGTCAGCAGGCGCTGGCCACTGCACCATCATAGGCGTGAGGAAAGCTGAGTCAAGTCGCCGAGCAAAAAGGAAAGAGCTGGAGAAGATCCACAAGGATAAGTCGAAGAGGAAGTCTCTTGAGCTGAACGAGATGGAGGAGCAGGACTTTCAATGCGTGGGAGGGAAAGACAAGATAACATTGGCTCCCATACTTCATTGGACGGACGAGCAGGTGTGGGATTTTCTTAACAATGTTGTGAAGGTTGAGCACTGTGAGCTGTATGATCAGGGCTATCATAGGCTGGGATGCATGTTCTGCCCTATGTCATCTGAGAAGAGCATCAGGAAGGATGAAGCCAGGTTCCCTAAGTGGAAGGAGAACATCATCAAGACGATTCACAAGTTGAGGGAGCAAGGATTTGCCAACAGCTATCAAGATCTTACTGACGAGGAGATATACGAATGGTGGGTGAGCAAGCGCAACATGAAGGAATGGTATGTTGAGCTGAAGTATCAAGGGAAACTATTCGAATGAAAATGGAGATGAACAAAGAATATCACTATTCAACCGCAGGATGCTGCACGAATCCGAATGCCAATCATATCACATACATGATAGGCGATGTCAGCGCCTCGGTATATACGGCGTGCTATAAGGGGAGATGGCTGTCAGGATTCGAATGCAAGGTGGCCAGCAAGGAGCTGTGGAGACCCTGTGCGATAGGTTATCCGACTTTCAATACGGAAAGAGAAGCAAAGTATGCAGCCTTCCAGGGGCTGATAGACATCTTTTACTCTTACCTGGATCTCCTGTATGGCATGGAATGGCATTTCGGTGAATATGACGAGTCTCCGGCATATGTGCTGGAGGAATGGATCGTCACCGACATCCAGAAGCTCAAGATCGAGCAGGCGTACTATGATGAGGATGTAATATTTGATTTGGAGGCATGAGCAGAATCGGTCTCATAGATGTCGACGGACATGCCAAGAAGAAAAAGTTTGGTGCGACTATCTATCCGAACCTAGCTCTGTGTAAGATATCAGCATGGCATAAGGCTCAAGGTGATGAAGTCGTATGGTATGAGCCGATGTACACAGGACACTGTGACAAGGTTTATGTCTCCAAGATCTTCAACTTCACTCCGGATGTGGACTTCTGCATTGATGCTGATGAGATCATAAGAGGAGGAACAGGATACGATGTGCATTCCTCGCTGCCGGTTGAGGTGGACATGATGCAGCCGGATTATGATATATATCCACTGCTGCCGAAGGATGTCGCATACGGCTTTCTGACAAGAGGATGTCCGAACAAATGCAAGTGGTGCGTGGTGCCAAGGAAGGAGGGAGCAATACGACCATACATGGATATTGACCAGATAGCGACTCTTACAAGGACCAAGATCATCCTGATGGACAACAATATCCTTGCAGCAGGAGACTATGCAAAGGAGCAGCTGCAGAAGATCATTGACAGGGGCTACAAGGTGGATTTCAATCAGGCTCTTGATGCAAGATTGGTGACGGATGAATTTGCGAAGCTGCTGGCTCAGATCAGGGAATGCGAGAGGGCGATGGAGATGATAAACTCGCATGGCTATAAAGGGCAATACTTCCTATATACCATGCTGAATGACAACTTTGATGAATGTTGGCACAGGATTTCATATTGGTGGAACAGGAACCAGGAGCTGGTCACCAAACATCAGACACCAAGGGTGTATCCATATGCACAGCCATACCGGGACCCTTACAATCCGTCAAGACCGATACCACAGTGGCAGAAGGACCTTGCTGGATGGGTGAACAAGAAGATGCTGTTTGAGAAGATTCATTTCTGGGAGTTTGAACCAAGGAAAGGATTCCGGTGTATAAAGTATTTCAGATGAGAATAGAGAAAAGGTAATGTATGGCAATAATCAAATATAGAATAGATGCGAAGGCCGGTCCGGAGAACCTTGATGTCGGGTCAGTGTGGCAATATGAGGAGGTGAAGAATCCTCTGCAGGGCGGAAGGCTCCTGACGAGGGAACAGGCACTGAAGATCATCGAGGAAAGGGAACTGGTGCTGGTGCATCAGACGATATACGGCTCGGTATGGGATGAACCTGATGAGCCGATGTGGCAGGAATACAACGGCTGTTTCAGCCGAAATAATAGATTTAATTTCTAAGTTATGTCAAAGGAAAAGTTTATCGTAAGATGCTATGGAGCGGGAGTGTTCTATGGCGAGATCGTGAGCAGGAATGGACAGGAGGCGGAGCTTGCCAATGTCCGTCAGTTATGGAGATGGTCAGGAGCTGCATCCCTCATGCAGCTGGCCAACGAGGGCGTTAAGAATCCGAGGGATTGCAAGTTCACTGTGACTGTCGGCAAGGTCATCGTCACCCAGGTGATCGAGATCCTTCCATGCACACCGGAGGCAGTAAGGTCGATTGAAAGTGTCGAGCCATGGAGAGTGTAGATGACAAGATCCTGAAGTTCCTCAGCGATGGCTCTGGCTCTGGCTATGGCTCTGGCTCTGGCTATGGCTCTGGCTCTGGCTATGGCGATGGCTCTGGCTATGGCTATGGCTCTGGCTCTGGCTATGGCTCTGGCTATGGCGATGGCTCTGGCTCTGGCTATGGCTCTGGCTATGGCGATGGCTCTGGCTCTGGCTCTGGCTCTGGCTCTGGCGATGGCTCTGGCTCTGGCTCTGGCTCTGGCGATGGCGTAG